TAAAGGCGGACGAGCCACAACTTTTACAACCAATGGTTTTGAATTCGGTGATGGAGTCCAATTTCCTGCTATTACAGATCAACTGTATGTAACCAAAACCGGAAGCGATACGCTTGGCGATGGGTCAATCGTTAAGCCATTTCTTACAATTCAAAAAGCAATTGATACCGCAGCCGCAAATTGCAATATTTTTATATCGCCAGGTGTTTACACCGAGGATTTGACTATCCCAGCTATTGCTTTCGCATTGGCTTTAATAGGCGAAAGCAAGAATACAACTTTTATTACAGGGGTGTTCACTCAAAGCCTTGGCGGGCAAGTGTCTGTTCAGAATATTAATTTTCAAAACACCGCTAACTCGATTTTTATATTTGGCGGCGTGTTAAATCAATCATTAGACGTTATTGATTGTAATTGTATTTTGCAGGCTGGCTCTACAACTCCATTATTTTCAGCGTCAAATTCCAACGGCAGTGCAGTGAACTTAACCGATTCTAATTTTCAAGTGAATGACTCAACCGGCGGTTCTAAATGTATCGTCCAAACAGGAGACGCAAATTTTAATTGTTTCAAGGTGACTGTAGGCATTCAGGATAATAATGACAATATTTGTTTGGATTTTTCAGGAACTGGCGGAGGCTGGTCTCACCAATTCGGAGCTATCGGCGGACAAATGGTTTTCTCTGGCGGCACATCTCTGAATTTCAGTGTTATGGGTGTATCTACCACAAGCGTTCCGAATTTAGTTACAACCACTGCAGGATTCGTTTTATGTGGAAACGCAAGCTTTATCACAAGCGCGAATCCATGCGTAACCGGAAACGGGAGTTTTAATTATCTTTTGGCTGCAAAATTCGGTGCAGGAGCATTCGCGGCTACTTTAAACGCTGGAGCTGGGGCAATTCCTTTCTCGATGGATGGCGCTGATAATATCATGTACAACAACACATCTAGCGGATTAATTGCAACAGATGTTCAACAAGCAATCGATGAGTTATCGCTTCTGAATGGAGTGGCGATACCCGTTAATCAAGCCGCTCACGGGTTCACACTCGGACAAGCGGTTTATCAAGATTCTGCAGGAGTATGGCAATTGGCTATCGCAGACATTAACAACCCAAACTTTGCAGCAGAAGGCGTCGTTACTAATGTGACCGCGAATGATTTCATTGTTGTGCGTGGTGGTCGTGTAGTAGTTCCGGCCCATGGGCTAACCCCACTGGGTGATTATTTTTACAACGATCAAACTACGGCTGGAGCACTCACAGGCACTCAGCCGATTGTTGGTCTGCAGGTATTGGTCGGTAAAATTGTTGACGCTAACACGTTGGACATAGGGCCGGTGATTACTTCGCTAGCGACAAACTTTAATCCTTTGGGTTCATATATGCGCAGAACCGATGGAACCTTGCACGGCACTGTCGCAACAACTACGTTAAGATTCTTAGCGGCTGCAGAATCGTCCGGGACTGATATTACTTATGTCCCCGATGCTGCAAATGGTGACAAGTTCGTTATAAACACCACGGGGATTTATTCAGTGTCTAATTATCAATATGTGGGCGTTATTGCTAGATCAACGGGAATCAGTGTTGGGTTGCTAAATGTCGGTGATGCCAGAACATTAAGCACCACCGCCGGACATAACTCATGTGCATGGACTGGGTTAATCAATGCGGGAGAAGAAGTTTGGATACTGAATGATGCTACAGACGCTGATCTAATCGGTTTCACAGCGAATCAAATCACGATTGCGAGGTTAGCATAATGGGAAACTCAATTATAAATACAGGCCTTCAAAAAAAAGATTATGCTTTCTTAACAGCGACTCAAAACCAAACACCAACAGTTGGCGAGCATATTGAATATGATACGATCGTTGGCAATTTAGCTTTAAGCACGGGAGCTGGACAGGCAAACGGTTTAATCACTTTACTAGCGGGTAGAAAATATATTTTAGAGGGTGTTGTTTTTGGTGCTGGCAATGGGGGTGGTGCTCAGTATCTTGTCTACCAATGGTATGATGTTACAAATAATGTTCTGCTCGGGGCAAATGGGCAGGCTTCGGCTCTGACATATACAACAGGCGATCCAAGCTCTCAACAAATTGCAAAGGCTATTGTTTCACCCGTAACTAATATACAAGTTGAATTAAGAGAAACTGGGGCAAATAATTTTGCTGTAATTTATGGCTCACTTGCTGCTAATACTTCCTATGCTTACATCGAATCGATTGAAGCTTATGTTCCGTCTGTAGCAACTTTCCCAGTCAAAGCATGGGTGAGCTTTGATTCGGCCAATGCAGCTCCGGCGATTATAATTTTAAATTCTTTCAATGTTGCTGCGGTGAATTATATTACAGTAGGTGTTTATGAAATTGTTTTTGCAACGCCAATGCCAAATGTGAATTATGCAACGTTCTGCACTGCCGTGATGTCAGGGTCAGGAACCCTTAATTCAGCTATCGGGCTAGATCCAACGATTCCGCAAACTGTTAATAGTGTAACTGTTATGACAAAACGAAGCGATGCCACATATCAAGATGAACCAGTTGTGAATGTCATGATTATTCAATGATATGGATATCATTAAGCTATCCAAAGAAATCACAGAGATAGTTAAATCCCTGAATGTTGTGGATGTATTACAATTTGGAATGATCATTCACGCTTACAACTGGATACTAAAAAAGATCAAGGAATCCAAAAAGGAAGTCACGTTAGACCTGACCGAAACATATTTAAAACGGTTAGACACGAATTTAAATGCAATGAGTATCGAGCTTAAGTCTCTTTCAAATAGTGTGATCTCCAGGCAAGCATCTGATCAAGTCGAACTTAATTACATAAAATCTCACATTGATAAACTCACGGTAAAAATAGACCGCATAGAAGCACGGGGTCAGCTGTGAGTGAGCAATACATTTCATTTATATTTTTAGGGTTTTTGCTTTCTGGAATATTGTTTTTCTCGATTGCATGGAAGTTCAAAATACTAATGAATCATGACGATAAACAGAATGATTCCTATGATTTAAAGTTTGCTTTCTATTGGGTTTTTCAGGTAAATGGGTGGTTATTTATCTATCAAGACATTTGCTTGATTGTCGGCATTAGAAATTATGATGCTGGAGCGGTTATTTTTGTGTTTGTGAGTATAATCCCAGTATTGAGGTATTTATGGCGTTCTTGATGATTAGCTATTTCGTGTTTGCGTTGGTCTGTTTGTACGTTGCCCTTCGGCTGTACGGAGAGGCTAAGATGACAGATGACAACGCGATACGTTCAGCATTTGCAGGTGTATTTTATACGAATTCTTTCATGTTCTTTTACATGGCCACAGCGATACATTCAGGGATTGAAAACTATCGGCTTTTGGTTCCTGCGTTTGTTTTGCTGGATATATTTTTCGTGTTCAAATATCTTTTAAGGGGGAAATCAAATGCAGATTTATGATTTTTTGATTCGATTGGTAGAGACATTCTTAAACTACGGAGCTCTTGGAATAGCTGTGGGGGAATTGTTTTTCATTTGGTACATGGCCAAGAATTTTGATTTTATTAGGAGGAAAAATGAGCGATAATATTATAAATAAGGTAAAAGAACTCAGCCAAATGAAAGAAGCATTTAAGGTTAAGGTAACAAAAGAGCTTCGCGATCAAATTCCGGTAAAAAAGGAAGAGATCAAGGCTTTGATAGATGATCTTTGAAATTAGTAAGGCTAAAAACAGATAGAAATGATATTATCCCCGCATGGAGAATCTAACAAAGAATCCAGTAGGTAGACCTAAAAAGACACTTAACGACTTACCAGATAACTGGGAACAAGAAATCCTAAAGCTTAAATCAGAAGGCGGTTCAGATGTTGAATGCATGGCTATGCTGGACATCTCAAAAGAGGTTTGGGCTAGATTCCTAGAAGAAGAACCAGAATTTACAGAAACCATAAAAAGAGGGCAGATCCTTTGCGAGACTTGGTGGCTAAACGTAGGGCGAACGGGTATCTATCATTCGAGTGGCGGGAAACAAATCCATACTAACGTCAACCCTGCGATGTGGTTTATAAACATGAAGAACAGATTTGGTTGGAGAGATAAACAGGACATTGAGGCCAAAGTTACAAATACGTTTGAAATCATAATCAAGGAATGAAAGAAATAACGCTTCGGGATAAAGCTGGATCGTTTGAAAGAACCTATGTTCTTAATCCGTCTCAAAAGATATTCACAGAATCGATCTTTAAAAACGGGGAGTATCTTCCAACGTTCAGAGAAATAGCGTTCTTTGGTGGGGTTAGGGCTGGCAAGTCATTTATTTACCAATTTGCTGTGTTTTATCTATGTTCCAAGTACCCAAACATTAAAGTGCTTTATGTTCGTGACACTTATGACCAACTTAAAGATTCTGTTATTCAGCAATTCAATGATGATTTTGGGATGTCAGGACAGTTTGAATACTTAAAGACTGAAAGAAGCGCTAAGTTTAAAAACAATAGCGTGGTCAAGTTCAGGGCTTTTGATGTTGACGGGAAAGGGATTTTGTCTACTGAATACGATGTGATCGCTTTCTGCCAAGCTGAAGACAACCCTGAAGATATATTCTTACTGGCTTTATCTCGATTATCAGGTAAGAACCTCCCACAGCCATTACTTTTAACTGAGGGAAATCCAGGGGCGAGTTGGCCAAAGAAACGGTACAAAGATCGGACCACAGAACAGCTAGAGAATGACGGGATTTTGTTCATAGACGTAGACACTGAGGAGAACCGAAAGAACCTACCGGCTGGGTACATTGAATTTATCGAGAATAACTACCCTAGAGAATGGGTGAACAGGTTTCTTAGGGGAGGATGGGAGAACCTGGTTGATGCAGTGTTTAGTGAGTTCAGAGAATCAAAGAACATTGTGGATCTAATCGATCCGAGTGACGCCAAGAAGTTCAACATTTACCAATCACTGGATTATGGATGGCTGCATGATACGGCGATACTGTGGGCATTTGTTGACTATGACGGTCGGATATTCATCTTTGATGAATGGGTAATGAACCGGCAAACCCCAGACGCGATAGCAGCTGCCGCAAAGCAACACGGGAACTTTTCTATTGTGGCAGATTATGCAATCAAGAGACCAGAGTCAGATGGGAAAAGTATCTGGGACATATTGAGCAATTCACCTTTTGGGCTGGCACTTATTGAGTCCAACAAGCAGGAAATGGCCAATATCCTTCTGGCCAACATGTTATTTAAAACAGACAGGTTATTTATTAGTAGAAAGTGCGTAACACTTTGGAAACAGATTATGAACTACAAGGTTAAAAAGCTTAGACTTGGAACTGATAAGAGACAAGCCGATAAGCCAAGCGACACTGAGAATGATGCAATTGATGCGATGCTTTATCTGATTTCGCACATCGAGAAATTCAAGACCGTGAACCCTAGCGTTATGGCTTACAAGAAATCGCTTGCTGGATATAACGCCAAGAAGCCAAAAAGGTATTTGAATCTTGGCTAAGATCGTATAGAATCAGATTAATGCTAGATATTTCAAGATATTTCAGTAAGCCACTCAACACCATATTCATAAATCCAAAACAATTAAGCCTTATGCTGATTAACAAGTCAGAAGACAAATGGGTAGTAAGTATCACATTAGTTGGCTCAAAGCCTTTAGATGTAGCATTTGATACTGAGGTTAAAGCGCGTGAGTTTATGTCAGAATTTTACTAGGGGGAAAGTTATGGAAGAATCGGTCAGAATTAAGATTAAGGACCTGCAGGATCAAATCGATTCAGTAGCTCAGTTTAGGAATCCTAATACTGTCGAGGCCAGGCTGGAGAATATCAATAATCAGATCGAAGATTTAAACAGGATCATGAATACCGTTTCAATAAAGCTTCAAACACTTGATTTTGACAAGAAGTTCATGGAAGAGTTTAAGGATGACGAGATCAAGGCTTTTTATCAGGAAAGCGGTCTTAAGGTCCAGAATATCATCGAATTTCTAGCAAAGATGAAGGTATCTGAATATCAATCTGAAGATTACGCATACAGATTAGTTAGCGGCCACGTTAAAGATTTGACTATAAGGTCAATTATTGGCAAATTCCTAAGATACCATGCACTCAAGAATAAAATTTGATTCCATTAGGTCAAATCTAGACGCGATGGATAGTCTGGTTTACGGGATAAGTCTTTATTTTGACGGGTTAAGCGATTATTACTCTATAAAGGCAAAGAGATTCTCAAGAGACAAATTCAAACAAATGATGTCTAAAAAGAAAGTAACCTATCCGCAATTGGCAGAGCACTTATGTGTTACAACTCCTAGGGCCTGGCAGATTGTCAATGGTTACAGATCAGGACAGAGAATTAGGAATAGTTATTTCCCGAGAATAGCGAGGTTTTTGGATGAAATTTAAGAATCTTTTTAAAGGGGTTAAAATTATCTGTGACAAATGCCGAGATGTTAAGCTTATCCGCAGATTCGCCGACAAAGGGTTTTTGGCTGGGCATTGTGAATGTGGCGGGGATTACTTGTTCTATTACGGGCAAGCTGTTCCAAAGTCTAGAGCTATTTTCAATTCTTTTTTTGACATCGGTACAGGGACTAAGATCGAGAGCCTGAAGCAAATGAGGGACTTGGAGAGATCTGGAAAAATATTCTGCAAGCATGATGAATTCTCAAGAGAGACGGCAAGGAATAAAAAATACTTGGACGAAAAGGCTAGGTTAAAAATGCGTAAGAATATTGAATCAAAAGTCGATAAGTTATATCAAGGGTTTTCTTTCCAAAAGTCATTAATGGAAAAAGGCAAATTCAGATTAAATTAAATATGGCCAACAGGTTAAATAAAATACTATAGCCAAATGGGAATTTACGAGAAAGTATCCGAACTGTGGAAGAATGCGGCTAATGAGCAGACGGTAGTTGAGAAATATAACAAGTACTGGATGGGCAAACCTGCATTTCTGGCTGATGGGGATAACTCAGGGCAATCGGCTTACAATGTTATATTTCAAATTATCGAAGCCAAGTTATCCGAGATTTTAGAGCAGAATGTAACTTTAAACGTTATTCCTCAAATCGGATCTTTTCAGGATCTTACTTCAATGAGAGAGCTTCAAGCTGTGGCGGATGTTTACCAGGACAAGCTGAAGCAGATTTTAGACGAGAATCATATGTCGGTCTTAAAGGAACGATTGGCCAGGCAGGGGTTGATTGCCAGTTATTCGCCTGTGCAGACTTATTTTGATGCTGAGACAGAAAAGGGAGATATTAAAATCAGGGTTCTGGAATCCCAGTGTTTGAGGTGGGATAAGACGGCCACTTCGATAGAGAATGCGACATTCTTTGCATATGAAACCAACATGAACCCAGCTGAGGTTAAAAAAACCTATGCTAAATTGCCAGATGGTTCATGGGATATGGACATGATCGAACAGATCGACTTAATGACTAACGTAAAGCGAGAAAAAGAAAAGGGAGCTCGCGGGGCCGTCTTCTCATATACCAACGATCAACAGGGCGGGCAACAGTATGCCTATCAGGGGGGTCTTGAGACTGTTGGCAAGACTGTAAAGATCGTTTCCATGTACCTTTTAGATGACTCTCTTTATTCCCCAAACTCAAACGAGAACGATGAAAAACAAGTAGAAAAAGAAGTTTGGCAAATGAAATATCCAAATGGGCGCATAATTGTTTTTATCCCAGATTCAAAACAGAAAATAGTATTGAAGGATGATGCTGTACCAGAGTCGTTTAAGAATATAGGGAACGTCGACATTTTCAAGCCTTACAATATTGAGGGGGTAAAGGGATTAAGCGAAGTTGAGCAATTAATACCTGTCCAAGATCGGATCAATGCTGCTCTATTTAGACTCAGGCAATTAATAGCTAAATACGTATCCATTATTCTTTTAGACAAGGGCCTAGATATCGATGTAGAAGAGAATGACTTCGTGAACCAGTTCGTGATGTTTATGGACAACGTTGGAAGGGGAGAGGGGAAACTTCCTCCTGTCCTGACAAATAACACGCTTTCAGAAGTTCAGACTTTAGAAACGTATATTGATTTCCTTAAAAACCAAGCCTATGCGGTAGCTCGAGTTAACGAAACATTTGTAAACGGAATGCAGCAAACGGGAACTAGCTCGGCAGATCAGGTTGAGGCGCTACAAGATTCTCCGATGGCTTCTATTCGACTGGTCCAGAGGAATCTAGTTGATACGCTTATTCGAGTAGGAGAAAAGGTTTTGACGTTGATTCAATGCCACTGCAACACACAAGACCTTTTATCCTTGACAACGAGAATGACGTTTGGCGGGGTAGAGATAACTCATGCTGGATTTGGTGGGAAAACTCAAGAAGACGGTACGGTTACTCAAAATGTGAGTTTATATGACAAGGCTGGCAAGGCAGTTCATATGATCGAGGTAAGCCCGAACTGGAAATTTCAGGTCAAAGTAATAGCTGGAAATGATATCCCTAGGACAAGGCGCGAGAATGCCACGGTTGTTTCTAATTTGTTCAATTCCGGGGTACTAGGAGACCCTCAAGATATAGATTTGAAGGAACAGTACCTAAAAGCTCTTGATATCCCAAATTATCGGGAATTCATTGCTATTTCACGAAAGAAGCAAGACGAATTAGCCAAAGCTCCTCCAAAACCGATGTACATGCAAATACTTTCAGACCCAAATCAATCCAAGGCTGCCAGCGATATGTTAAAAGCGCTTGAATTCAACTCAGGGGCCAAAGCTGAATTCTTGGCGCAGTTGGGATTCCAGGCTCAAGCAGTGGATAAGATCACTGACGCACCAGCGCAAAGCATTGTCTCTAAATCTGACGTAGCGACTACCGCAACGGCAGTCCCAGAGGTTATTTCGAATGATCCAAAACTAGCAGACGAAAGCCAAAAGGTTACAGCTGCTATAATGGACAAGAAACATAATATACATTAAGGAGCATGATATGAAATTCCAAACAGGTGAAAAATTTATTCAAAAGGCGACAGCTGATCTATTCGAGATTACAGGGTGTTTCCCGAAATCTTGTGGTGTAAGGCTAGATACAATGGCCGATAATTACTACCGGGTAACAATAGACGGTGTGCACCTATTTTTGACTGAGTATTCTATGGATATTTTATTGCAGAAATTGACAGGAGAAGAAAGAAAAATTGAGGCTTTCGAGGTTTCAGAAGTCCCTTCTGTTCCGTATGCTCCAAATAAAGAGTTTATTGCCCATTTAATTAGCGGCCCCAAGCCAATTAAACCCCCTGAAGTTATTCTTGAAGAGGTTCATCCGTCAGAAATAAAACTGGATGCCAAAGAATTGCCTGAAGTCCAGGAGGAAGTTCTAGTTGAGCAATTACAAGAAAAGCCCAAGAAAAAGGGCAGGCCTAAAAAGTCAGTTTAAAATATTTAATTAAATTCCACTACTCATAACAAGTCCATAAAATCACCATGAGGTGAAAGATGGACAAACCACAATTAATGCAAGAAGAAGCGCCTGAAGCTCCGGCTCAAGACGCTATCGGCCAGATGATCGATCAGGTTATCGGATTAATCCAATCTGGCGATTCAGAGGGAGCAATTGCAGCGCTTCAGCAAATGAAGGGCGAGCAAGCTCAAGAAGAATCATCTGAAGGGGCTCCTGAAGCCGTTCCAGAGCCAAGCAAGCGCGACAAAATGATGGCTGCGCTCGAGAAAATGGGGAGGTAGTTATGGGATTTGAACACCCAGAAAAATTCGGCGAAAGACATTTTTCGAATTCTGATTTACGAAATATCGCCATGGTTATGAATAAGATCGAAACCAAAGAAAATAAAAAATAAATACGAACCGTAAGGAGTATTAAATGCCAAAAATAGAGGCTCAAGTAGCCGAAAACATTGAAAATAAAGATATCGAGAATCCAGGAGAGGCCCAAGCTGTAGAAACCACTGCGCAAGCAGAAAGCGTTCCTCAACCGGCTAAAGAATCTTGGGAGAACGATAAGCGATGGGGAAAAATGTGGAAGTCTCACGAGGATTCGTACAAATCCTACAAAGAGATGGAAAAAATGCTTTCTCCGCTAAAAGAGAAAGTTGGGACGTATGAAAAGACTTTCAAAGAATATCAATTAGACTTTGCAAAGTTTCCTGAATACGTCAAAGAATACAGGGAGCTTAAAGACCCTAACAATCTGACCAACCAACGCGCTCAATATATGGATACGTGGCTGAGTCACCCTGAACATTCCCAAAAGGTCATTAATTTTTTTAGTGAGCTTGAGCAAGCGGAATTGCAAAAACAATTTCCTGGAATGAACCAAGAACAGATCGAGCGTTTTAAATCGCTTGAAAATGAATTCAACAGGATGAAAACAGAACGTGAACAAATTGAGAGCGAAAAAGTAGTCAGTAGCCTTACAGACACTATCGATCAAGGGTATTCCAAGATTGAAAAGTTATGTAAGGATTACGGGGTTCCCCTTTCTGAAAACTTTAGAAATGAGTTTTTGACCTATTGCGAACAAAACGGTGTAGACCCTAAACACGTCTATCATGCGTTTCGAGTGGAATATGAGGACATAATCAATTCTGCTTATGCCAAGAAGGTTGAAGCTGATTTCATGAATAGAGTTGAAAAGAATAAAAAAGCTGGGATTGTGCCAAAAGCGTCTGGCCCTGCCCCAAGTGCCCCTCAAAAAATGAGCACTAAAGACCGATTAGCAAAAGCTATGTTCGGTAAAACATACGACGCTCTAAATTAAAGAAAGAGGTTTTTTATGACAATTCAAACAGGACAATCAGAACTTGCCTCAATGATTTATCAAACGATCATTGACGAAGTTCCGGATGGTTTAGATCGGAATACTGCATTCTGGAACCATCTCAGTAAAGACGGCAAGCTCAAGGCTTCTGGACTATATGTTCAGTTCCCGATCAAGCTTATCAAGAACGCGGCTCAAGGTTTCATCCCTGGAACTGGATCGGTTGTTAACACTAACCCATCGACCCAGATGCAATATGGAGTACTCAACTGGAAGTACTACAATTACAATGCTAACTTTTCTTTGCAAGAAGAAAACGCAGCTCGTGGTAAAACTGAGGTTGTGGACTACATCGAAGCCAAAACAAAAGGCGCGATGGATGACGCGAACAGAGAACTTGCTTTGGCAATTACTCAAGGCGATTCAAACGTAACACCGCTTTCATTTGATTCCTTAATCAATGTCACCGCTGGTTCGGGTACTGCTTATGCAGGTCTTTTGAATACGGATTATGTTGGCAATGCTTACCTGCCGTATATCGACACCAACACGACTGTAAACTACAACACATTCAATGGAATGCTGAATCAATTGAAGGCACGAATGCAAGAAAATTCATTCAAGCCTACTGGAATTTTCGGCTTAACTAACCAAGCTGTTTATTCTAAATTGCTTTCGTCAATCCAAAACAGCCAAAGATTTTATGAGGATACTATGGCCAAAACTGGATTTGAGGGCATTTCGATAAATGGTGTTGAGCTGTACTTAGATAGCGACGTAACGGGTTCTCAAGATGGAATAACAGCAGATAACTATCTGTACTTATTCCCTCGCCAGACCATGAAGCTTGCGTATAACTTTGGTTTTGAAAACAAATCAATGTTTGACGGAGCTGAAAAGTTGCCTAACCAACCCATTTGGTCTGTACAACATTACATGACTATGAATTTGGTTTGTAACAACAGACGTTTAGTTGCAGTCAACAAAACGTTAGTAGCTTAGAAAGGAATTAATATGACAAACTCAAATCGCTTTGGACTTGGAATGAATTCAGATTTGACCATTCCGTCCGCAGTGCAAGGGCCTTACCCTTTAGGATTCGAAGTATCAATTGATAATTCGGCAAGTGGAAGTACTGTGCTTAATACTTACAAATATATTAAGTCCGTAGGTTCACTAACTGCCGGTGGTGCGTACGTTATTCTTCCCAGCAATACTGCTGGATCAGAATGGATAACCCAAACACCAGCGACCAGTGCCGTTTCCAAAGAATTCGGATTTGCTGAAGTTGCTTTTACCGCTGGGTATTATGGATTTTTACTTGTTGAAGGTAAAATCACTAATGCAGTTAGCGCAGGTGCTACGACCGCAGGGAACACCTGTTCACTGGCGAACGGCGTAACCACTGTTACTGATGAAGCTGGCACAACTGAAACGGCTAAAACCGTTGGCGTGCTTGCTACGACAGCCGGTGGAGCGGGTACTGTTAGCGTTATTGTAAAACGCAAACAAGTAACCATCTAAAGGAGGCTTTATGGCTTTTACTTTTACGTCTTTTGTCGAAGACCACACTGGCAAGAAGTTCGCTTCTGGATCTTACGCATCAAGCGGAGGATCGACAGGCGGGAGTATCACAACCGGACTTGGAACAGTTGAGATCTTTATGCTTACCCCCAAAGGGGCAGCGGTCACAGCTAACCAATCTGTTTACAACGCCACTTTGCCGCTAAATACGGCTGGCGGGATCATCCCAATTGTTACTGATGCGAATCAATCCGGTTCGTGGCTAGCGATAGGGTACTAATTGATGGGGGGAGCTAAAAACTCCCCCCTCTTAAAATATTAAATTAAATTTAAGTTCCAAGAATAGGAATTAGAATTTAGCTGTGTATATTAAATATCAAATAACTCCGAAAACAATTGATGACAGCGGCACAGAGAACCCATTACCGGATTTCGTGATAGCTTCATCGTTTACAAACTCAAGTGGCTCAAATCAAGTGGTTATACCTTTCGCGGATAAGTACGTCACGCTAAACAATTCACTAGACGCTACAAAATCATTTGATTTCCAGTCTGATAAGGCTGTGAACCTAGCATTCTATGATGAAGCCGGAACTATTTTGTTGATCGAATTGCCGAATATTTACAACCAGATCATTAAGTCGTCTGGGTTTAAAAATATTTTGAAAGTTAGAAACTTATCTGGAGAAACCGCAACAATACTTTGGAGAGCTTACGAATAGGAGTAGCAAATGATAACAATTTCTGGAAGTACGGGTATCGCTTATGATATCACTACGACTAACACATCAACCAACGTGGGAGAGAAAGTGGTCAGGTATATAATGCCAGCTGCTTATTCTAGCATTACGTATACCGATGCTGCGCTAGCAGTTGCTTATTATGGGACAGTGGGGACAACTCCTGTGACTTTAGATTTAACCGCGTTAGTTAATGTTACTGGAGGCACAGATACCTTATCGATCCAAGATAACTCTGCTCCTGTAGCACTTGCTAATGTCTACACGCTTTTTATAGTGAACAACTCGGCCAATGTAATAACACTTACCCCTGGGGCTTCTAATTCGTTTTTAACAGCAAGTGAGCAGATTACAGTTCAGGCCATGAGTGCGGCGGGTTATTCATTTGGCGCAGGCAAAGCAACTAGCGGATCAATTAAAAATATAAAGTTAGCTGGAAGCGTTGATGGAAGTTCTTGCGAAGTTTACATTTTGGGAGTTTAGATGCGTGTTGAAGAAGCGGTCCGTAGAATCACTTTCAAGATTGGAACCTTAGACGACGTTGGCGGAAAGGCGATCAATCAGCTTGTATATAACAGGGTTATCATTGACGAACTTAATACAAATCTAAATGATTATGCTGCGTTCACTAAGGGGATTAAGGATGTCTACACATTCCCATTAAATACTAACGAGCCTTTTGTTTCTGGGCCACCGCTTGCGTTAAGAAGCGAGAGCTATGAGTTTATTTACATTATTGTGAATGGAACTATTTTCCCGATCGACATGAGAGGGAAGCAGGATGCCCTTAATAATTTCAGATACAGGCCAATCCAAGGGATAACAAACTGGGTTATGCCGTGGGGACAAGGTAAGGGACAATTCCTGAGCGTATTCCCAATGAATGGGACTACTCCAGTAAAGGTTCATCTTAATGCCGACATAAACCCATCTGATACTACTATCCCGGTGAGTTCAACAAATGGTTTCATAAATAATGAAGGCCGGTTCACGATCGGAGAAGAAAAAGTTCTTTTCAAATATAAAGACAATACCAATTTCTACGGTTGCACCCGTGGAGTAGAGCAGACTATCCCGGCTTTTCACACAATGAATGATTTAGTGACGGCGAATAACATTGTAATTTATTACTCGAGACTTCCTATCAAAATCGAAATGACAGATAGAAACTTTATCGACCCCGCCACACTCAATAGGGAAATAGAAGTTGTTGAGGAACATATGGAAGGCATTATCAAAAAGACCGCATACGAGATTTTAATCAAAGTTGATCCTGCTAGATCTACCCCTTTAAAAATGGACTATGCGGAATTATTCGATACTTATAAGAGGGACATTAGAAAAGGCTACTATGCCGGACGTCAGGGAACAGGCATTCGCGACCCATTCCTAACCTCGGAATCTGGGATTCCTTGGGGCAATAATCTTATTTATTGACATGGAAGAGATGGTAAAACAATTTGGGGGACTTCGAAACGATGAAGACTCAAAACAGATCGAGCCTCAATATTTTTTTAGATTAAAAAACTTTAATTTTCCAGTGACAGGGACTTTGGGAATAGAGACTATCCTATACCCTGACCGAGTTAGGCAGATCGACAGTTTCCCAATTGATGGGCTGGAAACCTATAGGTTTAAAGATGATAACAACTTATTGCAAACTCAGTACGTAGCGGTTTCTGGTGGAAACATTTGGGTTTCAAACTCTGAGGATTTTACATTCAAAACTAAAGTCAAAACCGGACTTACACCCGGGAAGGTTTCGATGATCACTTTTAATGATCGTTTTTATATCGCCAACGGTAAAAACTATGTGAATATTTACGACGGAGTTTTGGTGGCAGTAAAAGAAATGGGTGCGCCGTTTGCAACTCCTCAACCGGTTTCAGGCAACCCATACGGCCCTCAAGGATATTACTATGCACTAACCTATGTAACAGCTGGCGGGGAAGAAGTCATAGGCTCAATCAGTAACGTATGTTACCCAATCTCTCAAAAGGTTTTGCTTGATCTCCCACTAGGTTACGCGGGAACCACTACAAAGAAAATTTACAGAACTGCGAACGGTGGGGGTACGCTTCTTTTCTTGGCATCTGTCAGTAACACCACAATTTCATATACCGATGATTCTTCAGATTCATCTCTCGGTATTGCTATACCACCAATCAATAACGGATTATCAAAGCCTTATTTCCTGGAATCAGCCAATCAGATACTTTTCGGTGCAAAGGTAGACATATATCCGACTCAGCTTTTCTTAACCGGGACAAATGAAGAAATTTTCGACACGGCCAATTCTCTAGACGTCACCAACTACGGAACCGACAATACAGCCATTAATGGCATGGGGGCTGACTTTGCTAAATTAGTAATCGGGTCAGGTTTAAACATAATCTTTGTTGACCCGTCCGATCTGTCCGTAACTTTTACGCGCGCAAACGTTGGAGTTTATGACGGGTACTCCATGAAAAGAGTGCCCGCGTTTGGTGACTTTCCCGGTGGGCTTATGTTTGTGTCAACAGAACTAGATGTCAGAGTCATTAACGGACTTCAGGCCCTGCCGGTTTCGACATCGCTTGATAATATTAGAACTGAAAACTGGTCGCAAGCGATTCGCGGGACTTTGCCAGGGGATCTAATAGGCGCAAAAGGGCAAATCTATGCAGAATATTTCGATTATAGGTATCACTTGTTAACAGGTCGCGTGCGGTATGTTTTTGATACTAGACTGCAAAAGTGGACATATCACGATATCCAAACTGAGAACTTTAAAGACAACGCCACGGTTATGGCGATTCTTAATGGAAATTTCTACAACGGGCAACAGGATGGATGGCTGGAAAAAGAATATATCTGGAGGACTTACCGAGACGAGAATGTGATTGCAACAATTGAAAGCCCAGAGATTCAAGTAGCGAAAGAATATAAATTCATGAATAAGTTTATTTATTGGTTTATCGGGTCAAGAAATGGGACGGCTAAGTTTAAATGTGTGACTGATAACAATCCTGCATTTTCTGAGAATGTAGATTTCCATATGACCGGAGGAGTATTCGACCCCAACATATTCAATCCTAATTTCTTCCTGACAGATCAGTATGGTCTTGACTACCGCGTATTCAATATCAATCGAATGGTTAGGTGGTACAAGTATTCAATTATGGTAACTGAGGGCGCGTTTAATTTGCAGGGGTTTGGGTTTGAAGCGCAGGGGCTTGAAAATAAATAATTAAATTGAACATACAAGATAAAAACAATTTAATTGATAATATAGCCTGGCATGAATATGAGTCATGCAAGAAAAGAATGAGGCTAAATTTCTTCATGATTGAAGAAATGTGGAATATCGAACGGTTAGAAAATGGATTTTTGATTTGGAGAGATGTTGATGGGACTTTTGAATTTAACGGATATAAAGACAAAAATGCGGCTTTTGGCAGCTGGCTTAAAAGTGGTCTGGAGTATGGCGAAAATATGGCTAAAAGTTTGGGGTATAAAAAAGTGAGAATTTTAGCAGAGGGCAAGATGGGGCATTTTTTGAAGGATGCTGGTTATTTTGAAAAGGGGATTTAAATGGGCTTTGATCCGATAAGTTTAGGTAAAACAGCCATTGGAGTTGCTGGTAATTTATTAGGCGATAAAAACAAGACTGATGCGGCCACTATAGCTAGACAAAGACAACAGCAAGCCTATCAAGAAGCTTTAGCTCGTGGTAAAACTATGGGAGAGGAAGGCGAAAAGCAGTTCCTAGATGTCGCAAATTCTGATAATCCATACTTGACCCAAGTGGGGAAAGATATCAAAGGCCAAGGGACAGAGACCATGCAGGATGCTAACAGGCAGATGCAGGCTCAACTTGCTCAACAAGGGGTGCGAGGCGGCCAGGCTGCTACACAACTGGCTAGACAGTCTGGGAAACTCGCAGAGAATATCCAAAGCGATTTAACGCAGTCTCAATCTCAAGATTTGGCAAATAAACAAGCGCAGAAAATGGCCTATTTCCAGAGCAAGTCTGGTAGAGGGCAGTCTGCATATCTTGCGCCTTCAGTTGGGCCAGCATAGGAGAATATATGGCAAAAGTAATTAAACCTATTAATCAAATAGTGGCGCCTCAAGCTCCGCAACCACAGCAAGATCCTGATTCCGCTATTAAACAGGCTTACATGAGATCCATGACCGATCAAATAGCACAGCCCAAATCTATGTTAGATGAAAGCGAATCTGGACTAAAAAGCGCAGTGTCTAATTTTGGCAAAGGGAATATCGGAGAAGGGCTGGAAGGATTGACTTCTGGGATTGGTTCTTTGCTTAGCTCATCGGCAGGAAAGAATATCCTTGGGGCTTTAGACCCGACCATGGAGGGAAAACTGGTTTATGGCGAGTCGGCACAAAATGCTCAAGGCCAAGATTCGGCTAGGGCTCAAGCTTATGCTCAGGCTCGCGCGAAACAACAAGAACTCCAAAAAGAATACGCTCAGACAAAAGACAAAGAGGCTTATGATTCGGGTCAAAAAGAATTAGAAAGAAAATTCAATGAACAAGAAAATGCAAGAAACCGATCTCTAACTGAAAGAGAAGGCGTGCAAAATAGAGGGGTTCAATATAGCGCACAGAATCTGCAGGATAAAATGGCCATGCAAGACAAATTAAAAGATATGCTGGCAAAATCTAACATGAGCTCAGAAGACTACATCGCCGCAGTTACTAACCCGGGGTCCTTGGCTAATCTTAAAACTACAAGGCAAGCGACTTTAAATCCGTTGAGCTGGGTTTCTGATATCGGAAGAGTTAACAAGACCCGACTAGTTCGGCCAAGCTAAAATGGCTTACTCTGATGAAGTCGCAAAGAATATTCAAAAGGCTTTAGAAAAAAAGGCTATAGAAGAGGCCAAGCCTAATGAAGTTTTGCAGAACCTAAAGGCATTTACTGTTTCCGGCAGAAAGAGCCTTGGTGAAGACGTTAAAGGACTTGGGAATGTAGTTGAAAAGTTAACTAAAAATACTCCATTTATTCCTAGCATGAAAAATAACCTAGTCCAAAGATTAGGCCAGAAAATGGAGGGCATATCGCCTGAAGAGCAGAAGCTTTTAGACACTCATAAAACTGCGAATATTGTTGGGAATGTTACCGGAAAAATTTTGCCAACTCTTGCCACATCACTGCTCGCTCCTGAAATCGCACTTCCTGCAAAACTGGCTCAATATGCGCCGAAATTGGCAATGCTGGGCAAAGTCGCTATGAGTGGCGTTCAAGGTGTTGGGCAACAAGCGGCATATGATGCGCTAACGGATAAAGGCATGGACCCGACTAGACTTGCTCTTTCTGGCGGGTTAAACGTTGCGGCGAAAGTACTCCCCTCGGTTATCCCATCAATTAAAAAGCTGCTTCCGGCAAAATCAGTTGAAGCAGTTGCGAAATCACCTGAAAAACAGGCTTTAAGTACAATTGCCAAAACCCCGGAAGAAATAAACGCTATCGCGAAACAAACTCCAAAGAAAGTTGAGAATACTGTTCGCGCGATTGATGAGCTTAAAGGCCAGCTAGATGATTTGACGCTTGAACATGTGGCGCAAAATCAACATGTCCGAAAAGCGCTGATCGAAAAAGGCGCGGATACAATGACAAAAGAATCTGATCAAATAGCGCAAGAAGCCGCAAACAAACTTCAGCATTTAAATGACAACATCCACGATATAGGAAAGAAATTCTATCAAGATGCTGGAATAGATTTTCAAAAAACAAAAGTTCCATTGACTCAGAATTTAGATAATATGGAAGCTCAGCTAGCTAACAAAGCTAATTCAATTGCTATAACGCCCGCGAACAAAAAAGCTATCCAAGAAGCCGCTGAATATGTGCAAGGAATCAAGCAGACACTGGCAAAAAAGAATGGTCAGGCATCTTTTGAGGAAACCCTGAGTCTAGAGCGTGAACTGAGAAATGAAGCTAAAAAGCATTTTAATTCAGGAGACAACAGTATAGGTTCTATGTATTCGGATTTGGCAAAAGAAGTCAATCAGGCAAAGAATGCTATCCCTGAAATCCAAGGCGCTGGAGGGAAGTTTAAGGATTTGCGACAGCTTGAAGACGTGCTAAGTAAAGCCACGAAATTTGATACTCTGCGCGGGCAGATGAATTTAAAGAACAAGCTTCTTTCAAAAACATTCAAGGACGATAAAGGGGTAGAAGTTCTTGATCAAGTTGATGCATTAATTAAAAAACATCCTGAGCTAAAAGAATATGATGGGTTAGTTGATAAAATAAAGGAAGCTCAGGTTGGTCAGGATCTCGCCAAAGCAAAAGAGGCAAAGCCGGTTGGGATGCTTAACAGGATTCCTGCTTTAAAGGCAATTTCAGAGCTTCCTATTTGGAATGATCGCGCGAGGATACAAAGACTTGCTCAAGCTATGGAGTCAGGAAAAATCAATCCTGAAAATTTTCTCAATGCTAGATTTAAATCTGAGGCTAACCCTATCCTTTCGGGGTTTGGAATTAACAGACTCAAGGCGCTTCAATCAACAGGACAGCTTCCAGGAAGTTTGAGTCAGATTGGGAAGCTGATCCCTAATCTGCCAAATATGAAAATTCCCAACATACCTATGCCTAACGTTTCCAAAACTATGCTAGCTCGCAGCGCCATGAATTCAGGGTCTATCCAAAATCTTGTGTCTGGAATGCGCGGGAAGAAAAATGATAGGATGCCTCAATGACAACGCCAAGCTTAAACCAATTAACTTTATACACGAATAATTTAATCAACGAAGTTGATTATAAGGATAACTGGCAACAGGTCATCGAATGGCTTACAAATGGCCAATACGATTTGACGGTGCAATCAGTAACGGCAGACACACTAGTGGCTAATACTATTGGGGGCCCTAATACTGTTTACATCGGCTCTATCGGTGGCGTGGCTGGCGCTGGTGTAATTTCAAATGGAAATTTCGAGGCGAGCATTGCTGGATGGGCAACTTATGACAACGGCGCAACGGCTGTCCCTATTGATGGGACTGGAGGCGTTGCCCTTATCACATTCGAGCGGACAACTTTAGCCCCTCTGTTTGGGGTTGGATCTGGGCTTGTCTCAAAGCCTGCGTCTAACTGTCAGGGGAATGGGATCAGTTATGATTTTACTTTACCGCTTGGTCTTACTAGCCAAACCGTTAATATTCAATTTTATTCGCAATCATCGGGGGCTTATGCGTCGGGAGATATGGGGGTGTATATCTATGACATAACAAATTCCACTTTGATTTACCCATCAACAGTAAATATTCCAACTGGCCTCAATCAGGTAAACGCTGCTTTCTCGACAACTGTTAGCACTTCATACAGGATTATATTTCATATCCAAACAGTAAACGCCAGCACTTACACTTTAGAGCTAGACAATATATCTTTGAGCGGCATAGATTCCGCATCAGTTTCTGTCGGTGATATCAAAGCGTCTTCAGCGATAACCTCCCCATTCGGTTGGCTGCCGTGTAATGGGTCTGCTGTCAGCAGGGCGACGTATGTAAACCTTTTTAGTGTGATCACTGAAAACAAAGGCACTTTTGCAGTTACAATTGCCGCGCCGGCTGTTGTGACTGTTGCCGGACACGGATTAATAACTGGAGATCAAGTAAGCTTATCCACTACTGGCGCGTTACCAACAGGCTTATCAGCTAATGTGAATTATTTTGTTGTTTATGTCGATGCGAATAATTTTAATCTGGCGACGACTTATTCAAATGCTTTGGCAGGCACTAAAATAACAACAACAGGCACGCAATCTGGAGTTCACACGCTTTTATATAACCCGTTCGGGATTTCAGGCGCGTCAGATTTTTTAGTTCCTGATTTGAGAGCCGCTACTTTGAGAGGCTCAGGAACGTCTACATTATTTACCCAAAACAATACAGTGAACTTAGGCGGGATACAAAACGATCAAATACAGGGCCACAAGCATTCGTATCTAGAAACTCCGTTTGGCGGTGGGGCAACTCCTGGTTTCCAGGCGACTGGAACGCCAAGCTTCCCCGTGTCAACAGGGGCGATAGCATCGCCGATAACAGATGGCACAAATGGAACGCCTAGGACAGGGAATGAAACTTTGATGAAAAATATAGGCGTGAATTTCTTCATAAAATATTAAGGAGGAAAGTATGGGATTTATAAAAGATATCGAATTAGACACAGGAGTAGTGGCGAGCTATCACATGGTAAAATCCATTTCGGTCAATTTTGATGTTTCCAGGGGAAAAGAGACCATTGTCACTATCGGAATTTATCTGAATAAAGACTCAAGGTTAAATAACAAAGTATGTCTAGGCACTCGCGAATTCATAATTGTGCCCGTTGACTCTATTTCTGAGGCATACGATCAATTAAAAAAAATTGATGATTTTTCACAATATGAGGACGATTTATAATGGCAATGAAGATTGATTTCAAAATAACTTTTACAAATTTTATAGGATTTATTGCCTTTAGCGTTGGGGCTATTTTAATGATGCACAAAATAGACGGAGCCGAGGCCATTGCACTGGCCGGGCTTGGACTTGTGGCCACAAAAAAAGTAAATGACATGATGCCAAAGGGGAAACAAAGTGAATGAATTTATTAAAATTATCTCTGATATTTTTTATGTTTTGCTCGGTAGGTTTTTCGACCGAAAGCTCTCCGACGCAAAAAACGACATCGAATACTCTTATCTACAGCTCAAATACGGAGACGTGGACGAACAGGGAGAGGGAGTTAAAATCGTTAGCGATGAAGTGCGATCAAAGAAACCTAGAACTTCAAAAGCAAATCAATCAATCAATTCAAAATAAACGAGACAGAATAGGCTTTTGGGACGCTAGGGAACTTGGGTTCTTTACGCTTGGCGTTACGGCATACGCTGTAGGAGGGTTTCCGCTGGCCGGTGGTTCATTGATTGCCGTTAGTGTTTTAGACTTTATTTCAGGATTTACATTGTGGGGGTTCGGTCAATGATTCACGCGGAAGGTTCATTCTCGGATGATCAGTTGGCCCAGAAAATAAATGGGTTTGTAGGGGTTAAGCACGATAATGATAAGATTGATTTGAGTTTTCTTGAGTTTGAAATGATGGAAAATATCTGTCGAGTATTTGAATACGGGCAGCATATTTATAGCCGTGATAACTGGAAGTCTTTGCCGGATGGTACAGAACGATTTAAGAAGGCAGCTCTAAGGCATATATTAAAATCAAACACAGAACTATTAGACTCAGAATCACAACTTCCTCACGTTTACCATGTTATCGTTTCACTTCTCATGAGCGAATGGCATCGGAAAGAATAACTGACACTCAGAACAATGGCGCATCGAAGCATGAAGCCATTTCGTAAACCAACCACATTTTGGACATTTTTTCACAGGATCGGTAGAATAAAGCATGAGTGTTTATCTGTCAAAAAATTTCACGATTGATCAATTAATTTTCAGTGAAACAGCGCAAAGATTAAACATCCCTAACTATCCCAATCAACAACAAATAGACAACTTAAAGGCCCTGTGCGTGAATTTACTGGAACCGTTTTATGCGATAGATAAATTCAGAATAAGCTCTGGGTATCGATGCCCTGATTTAAACAAAGCTATAGGCTCCAGCATCACATCACACCACACCAAAGGCATGGCAGCTGATTGTGTGCCTGTTAAATATTCCACAAGGGATTTTCTAGGAATTATTAAAAACAAGAAGTTACAGTTCACTCAATGCATACTCGAGTTTGGATGGGTGCATTTATCTTATGACCCAAAGGACTTGCGGAATCAATTCTTAATAGCAAACAAAACAAAAAAAGGTATTGTATATTTGCCATACAAGTTTTAGGATTTAATGAAAGAGGGTGAACCATGAATCAACAGTCATATTATTTAATTCTAGACATCAAGAAAATACTGGACGAAATAGCCGATATAGAGCTTCCTGGGCGTTCTAAAATGCTTGTGGCGTTGAAAGGACAACTCGGGAAATACCTGCGTTCGGCTAAAAAACAGGACGCAATAGCGAAGAAAAACAAAGTGATTCGAAGCCGTGAGATAGGGACAAGAACGAGGCGAGAGCTTGACGATTTATATTTTTGATTTATGATTTGATTTAAGGGCATAGAGTAGAATTTTTTTGGGGCGGTGACACCCTCGCCGCCTCCAGAGGGTGGAAAAAATGAAAAACAGAATACTAAGTACATTTACCAAGAAAAGTAAAATACCAAAAGATCATGAGTTAACTCAAATTACTTTTGGAAATAAAGTCACCGCGTGGACTTTTGTTAAACGAACTAAGAACGTTAAGGAAGACAAAAAGAGCCATATAACAATCAGGATCAGCGAATGAGACAAAACAAATTCCCGTGTGAAAAATGTGGTTCAACTAATTCTAAACAAATCTCCGAGGTAGTGCGTGGGAAAAGTCCTAACTCTAAACGTATTTCAATTTATGAATGTCTAAGGTGCGGGTTTACCTGGTCGGAAGATGCGAAGTCTAGGGAGATGACCAGATGAAAGAGAATCGATCAAAACTAAAAAAAAAGCTTGATGCTGTATTTTCAAAGTTTATTAGAGAAAGAGATTCTAATACTTGTTTTTTTAAAGGTAGAAATTCAGAAACTTATAAAATTGGGCAATGCGGTGGTCCGATGTGTAATTTTCACATTTTATCCAGGGTTTCTACATCAACAAGATGGGATGAGGAAAACTGTGTTTGCTCTTGTTTTGGGCATAATATGGCTATGGAGCACGTTCCACTAGAATTCTATCGCTTATTTGAAAAACTTAGAGGGCGTGAATGGCTAGATGATATGAGGATAAAATGGAAGCAAAGCCGGCATTTTACTCTTGATGAATTAAGATCAATGATTAAAAAATATAGCTGTGAAAAGTGAAAACGCATTATATAATATAAGTTATGAGATTAAATATTAATACAGGTGATAAGTTTAATAAACTAACTGTAATTAATGAATTGAAAAGTGAGAGAATTCCTTGTGGTCAAATAAATAGATTTTTTTTAACTCAATGTGAGTGCGGTTCGTTTAAAAAAGTTCGGTTACTTCATTTAGTAAGAGGCAGAATTAAATCATGTGGATGCATTCAGCCAGAAAGACATGGGTTTAGCCATTCTAAGATTTATAACACTTGGAGAGGAATGCGAACCAGATGTAACAATCCTCTCGTACAAAAGCATCTTTATAAAGACAGAGGGATATCTGTTTGCGAAAATTGGCAAAAAAGTTTTATAGATTTTAAAACGTGGGCATTAAGAAATGGTTTTAAGGAGGGTCTACAGATAGATAGAATAAATAATGATTTAGGGTATTCACCTGATAACTGCAGATTTGTTACGCCTTATCAAAATTCAATTAATAAACGGAATACTAAAGTTGTCACATACAATGGAAAATGCATTCCATTAGTTGAAATTTTAAGAATGAAGAATTTAAAGCATAAATATTCTTGCGTCGGAGCAAGAATACGTAGGGGGTGGGATGTCAAAAAAGCAATTGACACACCTATATTTACAAATAAAAAAAATAGAAAAAAAATGGTGGAGTCAGAGCATTGACTTGCCCTCCAAGTTGATGCTCGACTTCAAAATACTTCATAAACCGTATTAACTTTTATATACATTGAAAAAAACAGTTTACTTTTGTTTGAAAATGTTTTTTAATTGATTTAGCTATTCGAGGTAGCGGTATTAATTTAATCTAAATTAGCCCCAATTGCCTCGAACAGTTGGGGTTTTTCTTTTATTCCCAACAAAAATAAATGCCGAGCAAACGGATAATCAATGCACTGGACTCAGCCAGCTGTAAATCTGAGACGTGAAGTTAATCTGGAAGCCGTCATGCAGTTGACCACTCTGCTCACAACGGGAAGCCTTAACGGGTGATTGTGATAAAAGACCTATTAGGCAGAAAGGAGAGTTTATGGAAAATTTAGACACTTTTGTGAGTCATTATCTTTTACCAATTTTCGAAGAATTTAAAAAAGACTATTCATTAAAAAATGAATGCCAATATTGGGAAGACAAAGTCATAGAGGCTTATAAAGAATATAAGCTCTCTTTGACCAGTAAATAGGCGGGCATAAAAGAATTAACTACCTGAATATTGATACCCTAGACAGTATTAATATATCAGATTTTGAGACTGGGTTAAATCCCGTAAAAAGTGGGACTTTGATTTTAAATAAAATAATAAGGAGTAATTAAATGTTTAAGCTTTTTAAAAGAGATAAAGAGGTTGAATTAGCGATGAAAGTTATTGAGAATCAATGCGAAGAAATTGATGAGTTTTGTAAATCTGTTTATGTTGTTTTTGATAAGGCGCGTTTTCTTCAGGAAATGATGTTGTTGAAGGTTAGCCCTAATAAAATTTATCAAGAGTTTTTGTCATGCATAGCTCAAAGAACAAAAGAACAGAAAAAACGAATACATAAGTGACGTATATAACTCCGATAAGTGGGTAGAAACTTATAGGGAGGTGAAGAAAATGTATCACTACGAAATGGAGCTGAATCTAAGCGAGAATGTGCAAGTTTTGAGTAAGATCAAAAAGATTAATCAAGACAGTTTGAAAGTTACAAATGAGAAAGGGGTTAGTTATGAAATACACAGACAAAAATTTGAGAATAGATCATCAATTAGGTTGTTGGTATGACCCACAATTCCAGTATGAGCATGATTATAAGAATTTTAGACTGGCTTTTCAGTTTGGAATCCTTGAATATGATTTTAAAAATAACGCTTGCAAAAGTTCGAATGTTTGATATAATCAATTCAACAAGTGAGAAAACACTTTAAAATCAGAAAAGAGGGTGCTATATGTACGAAATGATCAAAATGAAATTCAAGGGCAAAGACTATGTCCAAGTAGTTGAGCGGTTGAAATTTTTCAAAGACAAATATGAGAACGGATCAATTGAGACTGATATCCAAGTATTTGGAAATAAGGCAGTTGCTAGCGCGAAAGTTTTGATTGATGGAAAAATTGTAGCTACCGGACATGCTTCAAAAGACATATCAAAAGAATTTGAGCTAGAAAAATGTGAAACTAGAGCCATCGGAAGAGCATTGGGGATTGCTGGAATAGGATTAGATGCTGGCATAGCGAGTTATGACGAGGCTTTTGAGGCAGTTGGGCAAGAAACAAGATTAGAACAAAAGGTAGAGCAAATAGAAGAAAAATCAAAGAGTTCTCGAAGAGAATTAATCGATGAGATAAATGAGCTTTTTTTGACTAGGGAATTCGATCAACAAAAACTGATGATAGCTTTAGGCGCGGACACGCTAGACGAGGCATTCATTCAAAATCTAATTAAGGTTCGAGATGGACTTTTGTCTAAGCCTTTGAAAGCGGGTGTAAAATGAACGCATTACAGCAAGTAATTGATAACCTAATAAGCGATGATTCGTTCGGATCTTTGATGGATAAAATAGAGGCCAAGAAAAAAGAGCTAAAGGATCTTGAGTATGAATACTCACAATTCAAGATCAAAATGCTTTTGGAGTTAGGGAAAACCGGAATTGATTCGCTTACTAAAGACGGCTTCATTTTTACGAAAGTTAAGCAGACTAAGGCACGTTTAAATTATCTGAAAGCTGAGGACGAAATTATTCAAGCTGGCATGAGTCTAAAGCAGTTCTATATTTTAGACGATGACAAGTTCATGGCATGTTTTCCAAAGAGCGAAGCGATTGAAAAGGTTGAAGGGGCTACCTATTTGAAAGTCACTAGAAAGAAGGAAAAATAATGGCAAACATCGGAGGAATCTGGAAACGAAAAGGGACAAAGGGTTCTTTTTTAAGCGGTCAAATTGAAATAGACGGTAAAAAAATCCCATTCGTTGCTTTTGAAAATAAATACAAAGACACGCCCAATAAGCCTGACTTTGTTATTTTGCCAAAGCAATTAAGAGAAGAGCCAGCTGGAAATTTTGAAGACGTTTCTGGAGTGCCTTTCTAATGACATTCCAACACACCGAGAATCTAATAGCTCAAGCTGAGAAAGACCTTGCTGACTTATGGAAATCTCACGCAGTTATCGCAGACGCAAAGCATGAGATTGAGCGGTCAATGATTGACTTGGACGCAAAGAAAAAAGATTTATCCATGGCAATCAGTAAATCCAGGCAATCGATTCGAGAAAAGGAATTTGAAATCAAGGATCTTACTCGTAAATTCTGGACAGAAAAAAGGGGATATTGATGACTAAGATCAAAATCATTGCAATGTCTGACATGATAGATTTTTTGCTGAAATCAGAGAAAGAAAATAAAACATATCAAGCAATCGCTTTAGAGCTTGGATGCTCTCGTCAAAGAGTTGAACAGATTTTCAAGAAACTGATAGGACGCGCAAAGCTTCGCGGTGAATTTTCAGAGACGGCTAAGAAGAACATAAGAACAGCCCAGGCCAAAAGATGGACTGCTGAGAATAGGGCTCTTTTCGCTGAAATGAACAGAAAGATTCGCTACAAATAACTGTTGACAAGATTCGTATATATGCTATACTGAATTAACAAGCAGACAGAAAAGTCTAAAAAATCAGAAAAGAGGGTGTAATGAAGCAAGATGCGTATGAAAACAGACTACAAGAATTAGAAGATGCATGGGAATACGAGTTAACTCATGTGGATCGATACGAATTCATTTCTACTTATGACCTTTTGATTGATTTTTGGATCGATGCAAACCACAAACAGATCGAGGCGATGGGCGAGGCGTTTGATGTTTTAACAGAAGAACAAAAACTCAGTTTGGCTGATACATGGTCAGATACTGACGCTGGAAAAAAGCGCATCTTAGATTCTAAATTTTTGAGACAAAAATATGCAGAGGAGATGATTGATAATGAGAATTGAGATTTTAAACGGGGTTTTTTGTGGATCAATTGAATGGAGAAACAGAAACTTTTACAGACGTTGGGATTTCAGAATGAAACACATCGCAGTTTTAGCAGCTATCTTAGGTTTTTTGTTAGGGGTGATTTTGTGAATACAAAAATATTCTCTTATGATTTTCATCATGATATGGGACGTTCATACCTCGAAGCAATGAAATGGCTAGTAGCAGACGAAAATCTAAAACATGCCAAACACAAACAGTTTCTTTTACATGCCACGATGGACAGTGTTTTTAATTTCAGAGATCACTTGACTCTGAATGACGAGGACAAGCACGCTTTGGAGGCATTGAAGCGATATCCAAAGGTGGTCATCCAGATGAAAGCCTACATGATTTTGCATGGCTCAGACGATTTAGAGGCGTGGATCTGGGCTACGGAAGGATCAAGAAAGTGACTAGCAATTCATCATCCGCCGAGGTTGTCAGGGGACGACTCTACGATTTAGTTGAGAAGCTTTTGGAGTCAGATGTTCAAAGGAAGGGCGATTGTTTGCAAGCCTGTATCTTTTACATCAAAGACTACATGGCTAAAGATCTTGCCCAAGTGCCAGCAAGAAAGAAACGAATTAGCAAGATTGCAGCTGAACGATCAAGGCAATCAAGAAAAGTATTGATCTATGCGGGTGTTGGAGAAAGGAAATTGAGGAAATGGAAAAAGACAAATTAAATGAAATTTTAGAGCTGCATAGAAAATGGCTATTTAACATCGAAATAGGCATAAAAGCCGATCTCAGCTCTGCCGATCTCAGCTCTGCCGATCTCAGCTCTGCCAATCTCCGCTCTGCCGATCTCAGCTATGCCAATCTCCGCTCTGCCGATCTCAGCTCTGCCAATCTCCGCTCTGCCAATCTCAGCTATGCCAATCTCCGCTCTGCCGATCTCAGCTATGCCGATCTCAGCTATGCCGATCTCAGCTATGCCAATCTCCGCTCTGCCGATCTCAGCTATGCCGATCTCAGCTCTGCCAATCTCAGCTATGCCGATCTCAGCTATGCCGATCTCAGCTATGCCGATCTCAGCTATGCCAAAACTGATAAAAGATACATTCAAATTGCGTGCGTTGGTTCACGCAAAGGCATGACTACATATTGTTTTAATGACGATATTATTATTTGCGGCTGCTTTAGGGGGACTCTTAATGAGTTTAAGATTAAAGTTTTGGGATCTTATCCAGACTCTGCAAGTAAATTTTATAGAGAATATATCGGTTTTATAAATTATTTGGAGGGCTTGAAATGAGAAAATTTAAACTGTTAAAGGATTTGCCATGGGCTAAGGCTGGAAAAGTTTTTGAGGAGGAAAACGAATGCATTTGCATAAATGAAGATCAGCAACATGACTGGGTATTTTTGAGAACAAAACACTATCCCGAATGGTTTAAGGAAATAAAGGAGTAAAAACAATGGATGAAGGAAGGGTTCGAATAAATAAAAGAGGGGAGGTGAATAAACATGGAATTTGAGAATACAAATGATGAAGCAGGTAATCCAGCTGGTGGAACCGTTAAAGGAATCGGAATCGATGTCAGCTGGCAGAATGGACCGCTGGCTGTTGACGGGGTACGCAAGGAACGCAATGGGGCGTTTGTTGAGGACTTGATTCAGGCTGCAATCAAGCGGATGGAGTACTACCAGGCATCAAAATTCAAATGCAGAGAGAATGCTTTGGCAATTACAAAGCTTGAAGAGGCTTTGCATTGGATGAACGCTAGAACATCCCGTCGGACTGCCGAAGGGACAGAAGGCACGCATCAAGGAAATTGATTTTATGTGGAGTCATAACGGCTCCACATTTAAAAAGGAATTAATATGGACGACGGAATGGATCAAAAGCAAATGGATGAGGATGAGTTAGTGGCTAAGATAAGCGATATGCTAAAAAATTATAATAGAACGCCAAGATTTTTACGGACTCACTTTGACGATATTGAACAGGAATTTGAGGAAGGATAAATAAAATGGACTCATTAAAAAAAGAATTGATTGCTTTAGGATTACGAGAATGCGGTGGTGTTAACCCTGTTTTTTTTCTTACTACAAATGCCAGTGAGCTAGATGAATTGTTTGGTGTTAGGGTTTTAAAAATCCCGATACATTCTATCAATTGCTCAGCTTTTTACTCTTCAAAAAATGATTCTTATTTTGACATTGTGCCGGTTTATAGGAATGAGAATGTCGAATTAACGCAAAAATTTATTGATATCGTGACAGAAAGGATCATTGGCAATGAAAACAATTGAAGAGCAAAAGATTGAGGCGATAAGAAAGGCAATCAAGCCTTTGTTTGAAAATGATTACGATATAGACGACGAATACTATTCAAAAGCGATTCTCGAATCACTCAAACAATTCGAGCCTGAGCAGTTGGATGTTGAGATGCATATTTGGGATCACAAAAATGTAGATGTTTTTTTAAGGGGAACTTCATGTTTTGACTCAGTAGAAAAAGCTTTAGAATTCTGCAAAAAATACAATCTGAAAGTGGTGGGCAATGAGAGATTATTTTAAATATTTTTTTATATGGATGGTTGAAAAATATCCCGTCAGGTATTGGCTATTGAATGATTTGAAGAAAAAGAAGGTGATGAAATGAGTATAGCAAACGATCCTGTTTATCCAATATTTGAAGAGTGGATAGGAAATGTATTCTCTTATGAAGGCCTAACCAAACGGGAATATTTCGCAGCAATGGCGATGCAGGGGATTATTTCTAATCCAAATTTTAATAATAATATTCAGGATTGCGCTAAAAGCAGTTCGATAGCTGCCGATGCGCTTATAAAAGAATTGGAGAAGAAATCATGAATTTTTTCTTAAATAAAGATATGTTTTGGATTAGATTTTTCGGCAAAGGTTTCTATATCCAGTGGAGAAATTTTCCTTTCTCTATGCGAAACGGATACAAGAAAAAGATTGGATGGCTTTAAATGACTGACAAAGAAAAAAAGCTTATGGATCTTTTGAAAGACGCTCAATATATAAAAGATGGCTATGGCGGATATAAAATTGATGAAGAAGATACGTTCAATGCAATTATAAAAGCATTCCCACAAATCCTAGCGGATAATGCTTTTGATGGCATCCCAAATGCAGAAACATTAAATGACTTTGGGGGACATCTATACTCAATGAGCGAGCAAAAGAAGCATATTCAGGTATTCATTCGAGAGGTAAAGTCATGACTGAACAAGAGCGAATAATTTGCGAAATAATTACAAAAAGCAAGGAAATTGCCACAATACCTGAAATTGCCCATTGTATTGTCCGGGCATTCCCACAGATAACAAAGAAGCCAGTGGAGGTAGAGCTATATTCAGGATTCGTAGATAACTCGATATCAATTCCTTGCGTCGCTCTTGAATATAACTCCATTAATTTTCAAGCAACTGGTGAGCCTGGCCGCCAAGCATGGATCGATTCTCATTTTGTTGAGGTGATCAATGAGTAGTTTTTATTGGTGTAATTCATGTTGTAAGGCTGTTGATGTTGGGCTGCTAACAATATCAGAAAGTGATGCTGCATGTTATGGTTTTCAAGTTTGCAAAGAATGCAGCGGAACTAATTGGGAGGTGCGGAATGGGCAAGCCAAAACTTAAGGAGCATTTATACCGTGAAATGGTTAATGAGTTGAGGCATCTTGTTTTTAGTGAATATGAACGCATAATGCCTAGAAAGCTAGCTGATTATGGGAGAGCCAGAACAGATATTGTAACTATTGTTTCAAAATATATAGAGGCGGGTGAGTAGTGTGAATCACGACAAGATTATGATTGATGAATGCATTGAATTGGCTGGCCATGAGGACGTAGTTGATTGGTTCGATGATTCGTTTTTAATGGAAATTTACGAAAAAAATAACTTTGCATCGGATGAATATATTCCATTAACGCCAAAACAAAGAGAATCAATCGAAAATATTCTAAATATGTTAAGAAGAAAGACGGGGTTTTATGAATGAACGCTCAAGAATTTCGTTCGGCATTTAAAGTGGGAGACATGATAAAAACTAAAAACATGGATTTTATAAGCTTTAAGGCGCATGTAGAGATTGAACACATTCCAAAGACTTCCGATTCGTTTATGGGCAGACAGAGAAACTACAAATCGCTTATACCTTTTACTGTCTTCTCAATGAATGCAGACTGGTATTTGTGCGATAAAAATGGCATTAAGATTAAGGATGTGGCAGCATGAAATACAAAATAATAGATGATCTAGGCCAGGAATGGATAACATTTCAAGCAGCTGAGATGGTCGATCTAAATCTGTATGCGCTTCAACAATTTCATCCAGCTAGAGCTTTTCAGGTGGTTATGTATGAATAAAAAATCTGTTCACTATTTAGAAACAATTGTTTGGCTTTCTGAGCAAAACAGCATCAAAGGCGATTCGTTGATTCCACTTTTATCTTGCTGCATTGAAGGATATTTGATGACTCGGAAGAATAATGATCTGACGTTAGGCGAATACATAGCTTTTCAGAAATTATTAAGATCGGGAAACGTTAAGATCAAAGTCTTGTGTTATATGGCCGTATCAGGATGCACGGAGCAAGAGGCGTTAAATGCCATTGGGGGAGTAAATGGGGGAACAAATGGGGGAGTAAATGAAGTTACCAAATAGAGAGCAGCTGAAAACAATAATTTTATACATGATGGTCATTTTGACAGGGCTTTCAATCATGCTGTGTTTTATGATGCTTGAGGTGGTCTTTGTAATGAAATACGAGCTATCTAGGCCGTCTATACCGCATGAATATGCACCTGGCGGGCCAAGATTCTAACAGAATCAATCGATACATTATTTTTTACATTGTTGACAATATTCGAATATATGCTATGATTAATTCATGAACAGAGAGAAAACTCTTAAAAATCAGAAAGAGAGCGATGAAATGAGAATAACAAAGAATGGTTTTTTTGGAGAAAGCAACTATGAGACAGAGGAAATAAAAGTTGGAGACATTATGGAAAGTTCATGGGGATATGACCAGACAAACGTTGATTTTTTTAAAATTGTAAAAATGACTGGAAAGACCATTTGGATTCAACCAGTAAAAAGCAAGTTTGTTTCTGAGTCTGGTTTTATGTCGAATACTGTAGTGCCTACAGACGAAATCAAGACTCAAACAATTTTTTCTAATCTTATTCAATGTAGACTAAATAAATTTGGAAGGTTTTCCATTAATGGGCAATTTGGTTTAGGCAAATGGGATGGAACGCCGATGCTTGAAAGTCACTACGCATAAGATTCAACGGCTTACCCTTGAGCCGAAATCAAGGGAGAATAGAGAGTATAAATATGGTAAAATTAAATATGTTTCACATGAAACAATTTTTAGTTTATTCGACTGGATTAATGTTCGTTTGTCTGATTGGCTGTTCTGGGAGTGTCCAGCAAGCCACAAGCGGCACTGTAGTGCCTTCATCAAATAAATTTACATTATCAGGGACTTTGGATGATCAAACCGCGAACGCTTCTGTGAGCGTAAACATGTTTGTGATTTTGGATAATGACGCAAATACTAAAAACGGTTATATAAAACAATATAAAATAGGTTCATCTAGATACTCGCTTAATTTTTCGATTCAGAGCGTAACATCAAACACTTATTATGTTTGGGGATGGAAAGATGTGCAGCAGAATTCAGTTCTTGGGCCAGTGGATGTTTATTCAACCCCTGTTCAAGTGGTTCTCGATCAGAATAAAAACGTTGGAGTATTAGGGATTACTAGGCAGTTATGAGCATGTATTTCGCAGCATTATTCTTTTTGATAATTTATCTGGTAGCAATTTACTACACTTTAAAATGGCTAACTCAATTTAAAATAGGCGTTAAGCCTACAATTGCAGACTTTAAAAAACATGGATGGGTTGAAGTTTTATACAAGAAAAAAGAAGCTAGAGATAAAATGGATTCCGTGTCTTAAAATATTTAATTAAATTTAAGCCATGGAATCATTCGTATAGAATTTTTGCATGAGCGCAGCTTTTGGTTACAAAACTTATTCAGGTACTTTGGCAGCTGATTTACAAATAGACATCCTTACAGATCTAGGTTCTCCTGCTCAAGGCGGTTTCATAATCAACGACGATGCAGCTAATTCATTTCAAGTTCAATTCGCGTACAACTCAGACGGCGTGACGGCTAGTTTTGGGGATTTATTCACATTGAAGCCAGGAGAGCGGTTAGTGATCGATGGCCTTGGGTTTATGAAGGCTGTAAATTTGGTTTTTGGAGCGTCTGCACTTTATAGAATTTTATTCTCGGCGTCTAGAAGTACGATTCAATAGGAGATTAAAAAATGTTAGAACTCACAGGCGCAAATATTAGTGTAACAGCCGGACCAACTACATTTACAGATTCAAACTATGGAGTTCCGGCAACTCCGTCAACTCAACGAGTGGCGGCAATGCTTGGAATTGGGAATGCGGCTGTATCGGCAGCTAATCCTATTCCTGTCGAAATCTACACAGTCGGATCAACTCCGATCAATATAACGGCAGGGGATATCAATATACATACAACCGACTTAGGGCCTAACTTTGATTCGATGAGAATTGGTGATGGCACGGATACTCTGGCTATCAATACCGACGGGTCTATCAACACAAACCTATCTAATGGCACAGGCCCTATTGATTACAACTATGGAGTAGTCGGAGCTCAGACTCTAAGGACAGCTTCTGAAATTGGCAATGCCACTGGAGCGGCAAGTTTCAACGCTGGAGCAGTAGGCGCTCAGACTTTACGAGTTGAAATAGCAGACAAGGGAGTGGTAACGCTTCCGGTGTCAAATAGAGAATCAGATGGGACTAACTTTTTAAGTGCAATCGCGTTGGCGGCAGCTCAACTTACCACAGGCGCATTGACGGCTATAAAGGCCACAGCCGGGGTGATACTTGGTTGGGATGGAGCTACTCATAGAGAATTGGCTGTGGATACCTCGGGAGCTTTAAGAATCGCAACCGCTGCGGCTCCTGTGGCTACAAGCGCAACTATTTTGAATGGCTACGTTGTTGGAGTTTTGGCAGTTACTGTTCCTTCTGCAACTATTTTCACAACCGATGCTCTAGGCGCTACTCAACTTAGTTGGGATAACAATTCTGGAGCTGTAATTGAAATAAACGCTGGGGCTGGAATAATTGCCACGATTCTCCCCGGTTCCAACGGAACTATGCCGATGGCAATAGGTCCAGCCTTGGCCGTGACAATCACGCCACAAGTAGTAGGGCTTTCAGCCACGGAGTATGTGGCAGTTAGGGTGTCATAATGGGAACATTTTGGCCTAAAGGCGGACGAGCCACAACTTTTACAACCAATGGTTTTGAATTCGGTGATGGAGTCCAATTTCCTGCTATTACAGATCAACTGTATGTAACCAAAACCGGAAGCGATACGCTTGGCGATGG